GAAATACGATTGAATATATGCCTTCTGGAGGCATATTTGTATCTGATCACAGACACAAGATTGAAGCTATTGGCTCTGAAGGAAAAGCTTTAAAAATAAATGAATACTTAGAATATTTTAAGAAAAGAGTTTATACAGGATTAGGTGTATCTGCGATGGATATGGGTGAAGGAGATACTGCTAATCGGAGTACTGCAAATACACTTTCAAAAATTGCAATACAAGATGTAGAAGCTTTACAAAAGGCTATTAAGACTTTTGTAGAGACTTATGTAATCAATGAGCTGTTACTTGAAGGTGGATATGAAGATGCAATCTATGACGACTCAAGAAAAGTTCAAATAAAGTTTGGTTCTGTTGATAAAGAGCAAAAATCTAAAGAAGAAAATCAAACAGTACAGCTTTGGTTAAATAAGTTAATTTCTCAAGCAGAAGCAAGAAAGCGATTAGGAGAAACTCCTGTAGATGAAGTATTCTCAGAAGACACTTACTATAAGCTATATGAAGAAAGATTAGCGTTACTTAAGCTTGGAGTAATTCAAGAAAAGAAAGATGCTGCTAAAAATACTTCTAATAATATTGCCAGACCAGAAAATCAACATGGCGTAAGAGAAGCACCTAAATTTAATAAAGATATTAATTTAATTTTTAGTGAAGTAAAAAATGCTAAAAATGAAGAAGATGTTTTAAAAGCGCTTGAAAAACTTAAATAAAATTTTATTTAATCTTAATAGTTAAAAAAAGGGAATATTATGACTAATATCATTAAGTATAATGATTTTGTCCAGATAAATCCTGATAGAAGGATTTTGTCTTTAGACAAAGAACAAAAAATAAAGCTAACAGATAATATGATTACTAGAGCTTACACAAGTGGTAAGGGCTTAGTAATTACATATGATTTGTCTCATTCTGGTCGTAGAATAAATAATAGAATTTATTCTACTGCAGGACAACAAAGAGGTATTGATTCTTTAACTGAGCCTTACGCAAAGCCAATACTTAAAAATCATGATCAAAGCTCTGAGCCAATAGGTAGATTTATTGGTGGTGAGTGGCAAAACTTATATGATGAGGCATCTCAGTTTTTGCAATCAAATCAAGCTACCCTTGATGTACATGATGCTTTTGTAAGTGATGACCCTGAACGCATCTATAAAACGTTAAAAACTTTCAATCTAATTGATAATAAGAAATGGCCTGGACTAGGCCGTATGAGAGTTCAGGCTAATATTACAGATGAAGACGCAATCAAAAAATTTATGGATGGACGTTATCTTACTTTTTCAGCTGGCTCTACTACTAATAGACATGTATGCTCTATATGTCAGACTGATTGGGCTAAAGATGGAATGTGTGAACATAGACATGGCCAAGAGTATGATGGAGAGACATGCGTGTTTATTACAGGAGACTTTATTGTACTCGAAGGATCTGTGGTGAACACTCCTGCAGATGATTTATCTCAAATAGTAAATATGGAGTTTGTTGATAGTTCTCCAAGCTCTGAGATAACTGATTACATTAAGAGTGTTGAAGAAATTATTTTAACAGATTCTCATTACAATATAGGAGAAGAAAATGAAACACGGCGGCTACAAGAAACCAAGCAAATCGACACCCAAAAAGAAAACTACAAAGAAGAAAAAGAAGTCAAAAAAGAAGTACTAGAGAAAAAGTACGATCATGAAATGACTATCTCAAATAAAGCTATGATGGAGTTGCATGAAAATGGTGTAACTTATATTACTCAGCGTGGAGGTAATCAAACAATGGTTATCAAAGTTAAATTTGAAGGTAAGATGAAGAGAGATGATCTTACTAATGATTTTGAAGAGAGATACATTGACTTTGAAGAGTTTGTAGAAGAAACATTTTTAGATGAAAAAATGTTTAAAGTACCTTCAGGTGCAAAAGGTAATGCTAAAAAAGTTTTAGAGTGGAAGCAAAAACATGGCTCTGAAGTTAAAGGTATGACTCCTGTAGGTTGGGCAAGAGCAAGACAACTTGCTACCAAATCAGAGATTGGTTTATCTACAGTAAAAAGAATGGCTGCTTTTAATAGACATAGAAAGAATGCAGCTGTAGCTCCAGAATTTAAAGATACTCCATGGAAAGACCGAGGTTATGTAGCTTGGTTAGGGTGGGGTGGTACTTCTGGAATTGATTGGGCAATTAAAATTAGTGCAGCTAATGATTCAGAAATGAGTGAAGAAATGATTGAAGATGCATATAAGTCTTCTCCTAAAGGAAAGGGAGCAAAAACTCCAGCTAAACCTTCTGAAAGAATTAAAGGATCTAAGAAAAATAAAAAAGGTTCAGCTTCTAAGGCTAATAATAAAATCTCAGTTGGATCGGTATTAAATTCTTTAAAAGAAAAAGTTAGAAAGCACAACGAGAAACATGGTAAGACAAAAGGCAAGCGTGTCTCTTTAGGCATGTTGAAAGCTGTTTACCGTAGAGGTGCTGGAGCATTTTCTTCTACACACAGACCTGGAATGTCTCGATCTGGTTGGGGTGTAGCAAGAGTAAATGCTTTCCTTAAGCTTGTAAGAAGCGGTAGACCATCTAATCCAAAGTATGTGCAGGATAACGATTTATTGCCTGCAGGTCATCCTAGAAAATCATCTAATAAGTCAAAAACAAAAAAGGATTTTAGTATGAGCGAGAAAGTCACAACAGAAGAAGTTGCTTTAGAAGAAGTAATTCTTGATGAAGAAGTAGTTGAAGAAGATGAAGATCTTCAAGAAGAAGTAGTTGAGCCTACTGAAGAAGAGCAAGCTGAACATGATGCATCTTTTGAAGATAGTGTAGAAGTTCAAGATGAAGAAATCGATTGGGAGATTTTAGATCTTGCTTTGCAAGCGTCAATGGAAGATGCAAAGCTTACTACTGAAGCGAGAAATAAGTTGCCTGAGTCCGCTTTCTGCGGACCAAACAGATCTTTTCCTGTACCTGACTGCGGTCATGTAACTGCAGCACGAAGACTAGTTGGTCGTGCAAAAGTTAGTGGTTCAGTAAAGCAAAAGATTATGGGCTGTGTTAACAGCAAAGCAGCTAAAATGAAATGTGAAAGATCAGAAGACATGATAGCTTTAGAAGAAGAACTATCAAGCTTAAAAGCACAATATGCAGATCTTGAAGAAAAGTTTAAGCTTGTACTTGAAAAAGTAGCTAAAAATGAAGATTCTGATGCAAAAGTTGAAAATAATGATGCAAAAGTTGAAAATCCAGTAGAAGATAGCTTAAACAGTAATGAGGAAGTAGTTCTTGAAGATGCTACTATAGAAAATCCATCAGTTCATACTGAAGATAAAGAAGAGAAGATGAGTAGTAAAATTAAGTCTTTAGGGTCATTTGAGCAAAAAGTAGTAAAAGACTATAAGCAAATTCTTGCAGATCAAGGCGAGATTGCAGCAGCTCAATACTTTGCTTCTAAAGCTTCTTATTTACCTCGTGGTTTTAACCCTAATAACTTTTAATTTAAGACTAAAAAACTTATTAACCTAGGAGAATAAATATGGCTATTAGTCGTTTCCAAAGTCGTTTTAAGACTCGTACTGATTTGATGGACAACATCACACCAAATAACGTTGTCCAAATGAACGCTTCTGTTCCTCATGGTGAGTGGAAGCCTGCTAACTGGTTGCCAACTGTATGGCAAAATGAAAAGAGTAAAGATTACTTTACCATCTCATCTGGTAAGATTGTTTCTCTTGATGCATCTGGTCGTGTTGTACCTTCTGGTCTTCTTCGTCGCTGCCTAGATGCAGCTGCAGAGGGTAGCACAATCCTTACCTATACTGATAGTGATAAAGAGGCACGAGTAATTGATATTACTACTGGTGAATTTGTTGCTGGTGCAAAAAATGTTACTCTCAAACAATTTGTTGAAGCGGTAATTGATAATGGTTGGCTTCCACAAAACACTAACCTTACTGATAACGATCCTGCTCTTCAATTAGGATTATTTAAGACAGCAGCAGAAGCATTTATTTCTGCTCCAGTTGGTATTGCTGCTTATGATGTATACGTTTGGGCTGGTGACGATCCTGCAAACTTGCACTTTACCAACTACCAGAAGCAACACCTTATTCAGTTCTTCACTGACATTCAAATGAAGGTAGCACACGTTTGTGAGTCAGCTGCAAGTGTAGTAGCAAGCGGTGGTTTAACTTTAATCCCTAGCGCAGGTGCTGGAGGATTAGCTGAGATGCCTCGTTACGTTGGTCTTGATATGGTTAATGTTGTTGGTTATGATCTTGAGCTAGGACGCCTTGCAACTCCTACTTCACGTACACCTCTTACTTTCTCTCAAGGTTCTTGGCGTGAACGTTCAGATATTAGTCTTCTTGCTAAGGCTGGTGATTATTATCTTGATGCTGATGCAGGAATTATCTTATTTTTTGAAGCTGGCGGTAATGCTGCTCCTGTAGATTCTGCTAATGCTCAACTTGCTGGAAATATTAGTGTATTTGAATACTCAAGTGCAGCTTCTGCTCAAGAGCAAATGACCATGATGGTTGGTGATTGTCGTCCTGGTGACTTTGTTTCATTCGATGAAATGAGTAACTTTAAGGTAGCTGAAGCAGCTGATCACACAAGCCAACTTGTTGTTGGTCGTCTTCTAGCACTTTACAAGGAGCCTCGTGGTCTCCTTGAGCGTGTACGTACTGGTTTTGCAGGCGATGATTTTGATGCAACTGCTAAGATGCCTGGTTCTGCAACTAAGGGCTTTTCTGATCTTATTACTCTATCTAGTCACCACGGCGAGAGCGTTGCTGACGAGATTGCAGTTATTAACGTTAAGATTCAATAATTAGATTTTAAATTAAAAGGGATACAATTATGAGTACAATTAAACTACATGACGGAATGGAGCTTCAGCTTCCAAGTAACCGTAAGGCTGCTGCTCGTTATATGGCAGACATGATTGCAAACCGTGGTCACCTTCCTGATTCCGAGGAGCGTGTTTCATGGGAAAGCTTTGCAAACACTATTTCTCCTAAGAATCGTGATGCAATCTCTTCTTCAGAGATTACTCCTCTTCTTCAAGAGTCTATGGAAATTCTTATTCGTGAGCCTGTTGAGCCTTCAATGGTTATCACTCCTTTGTTTACTCGTGTTCAAGCACAAGGTTTAAACACTCAAATCCTTGCTGGTGCAATGGGTGCTGTTTATGCTGGTGACGTTCAAGAGTCTGGTACTTACCCAGAAGTTAACTTCCAAATGGGCGGTGCAGTTTCAACTGCTTACATCGGTAAAAGTGGTATTGCTGCTTCTTTCACTGATGAAGCTCTTCGTTACAGCACTTTCGACATCATGGCTAAGAACCTACAACTTATGGGTGCTGCTATGGTACGTCACAAAGAGCAAAAAGCTGTTGCTTTCCTTAAGCAACTTGGAACCAGCTTGTTTGATAACCTAAATCCTGCACAATCTATTTACGGCGTACTTAGTGGTCGTGGTCTTGATGGTGGTGTTCTTAAGGCTAATGGTTCTATGACTATGGAGAACCTAATGCGTGCTATGGCTCACATGAGTGAGGAAGGATTTACTCCTGATACTCTTCTTATGCACCCATTGTTCTACTACACCTTTGTACAAGATCCAGTACTTCGCACTATGATGCTTGCACATGGTGGTGGTTCAATCTTTAATCCTTACAGTGGTGATCCAGGTCCTTTAGCTCCTTATGCTAATGGTGCTATGGGTAGCCGTGGTC